GCTGCTAAAGCCGCGCCTAAACCTGTTGCAAAATCAGAATACAAACCTGCAATTAAAGCTTCAGAGATGCCTGCTGACGACACCAAGATGTCTGTAACAGACCGCGCAAAAGCTAGTCGTGAACGCGCTAGAGCCGGTAGCGGTACAACCGATAGACGTTCTGTTGGCGAGCGTTTAAAGTCCGCATTTGGTATGAAAAGCGGTGGTTCTGTAGGTTCTGCTTCCCGTCGTGCTGATGGTATTGCTACCAAAGGTAAGACACGCGGAAAGATGTGCTGATATGGCAACCGTAAAACCTGCTGCTAAAGTAGTTAAGTCTTTAAAAAAGGCTGGGTTTTACGGCGCTAGTAAACCCAAACGGCTGGGTATTATTAACAAAGTTACGACCAAGCCCCAGCGGATAGAGATGGTTGATAAATTATTTCTAGCCAAGAAAGCTAAAGGTAATCCAAAATGATGGCAAGTCGTGGAATGGGGGCAATGTCCCCAAGTAAAATGCCCCGTGCAAAGAAAAAAGCACGTAGGGATGATACTGACTTTACCCAGTACAAAGAGGGTGGGGATGTAAAGTCTAAAGTAAACGAGGCGGGTAACTACACCAAGCCAGAACTACGTAAAAGAATCTTTAACGCTGTGAAAGCAGAAGCCACAGCAGGCACTGGCGCTGGGCAATGGAGCGCGAGAAAAGCACAAATGGTGGCACAGCGCTATAAAAAAGCTGGCGGAGGTTACAGAGATTGAAAGCTCCTCAGAAATCGCTCAAAGATTGGGGTGACCAGAAATGGCGCACTAAGTCTGGTAAACCGTCGAGCAAGACGGGGGAGCGGTATTTGCCTGAGAAAGCCATTAAGTCTTTGTCCCCGCAAGAATATGCAGCCACAACCAAAGCTAAGCGTGCTGGTAAGGCGTCTGGCAAACAGTTTGTAGCTCAACCAAAATCCATTGCAAAGAAAACGGCAGGCTTTAGATGACCACTACCGGAACCACACTGTTCAACATGGACTTCACGGAGATCGCCGAGGAAGCGTGGGAGCGTGCGGGCCGAGAAATGCGTTCTGGTTATGACCTGCGTACAGCGCGTCGTTCAATGAACCTGATGACGATTGAGTGGCAGTCTAAGGGTATTAACATGTGGACAATGGAGCAGGGAATCATTAACCTGACTCCGGGGCTTAGTACGTACGCCCTACCAACGGACACGATTGACTTGCTAGAACACGTCATTCGTACTGGGTCCAACACTGCGTCTACGCAGGCGGACTTAACCATTACACGCATTAGCGTCTCTACTTATGCAACTATTCCAAACAAGCTTAGCCAAGCTCGCCCAATTCAAGTCTGGATTCAAAGACTCTCTGGCGAAACTAATCCTACGAATTCGGTCTTGGTGGGCGCGATTACGTCAACGGACACCACAATAACGCTTAGCACGGTAGTTGGGTTAGCGAACGCGGGCTTTATCCGTCTTGGCACAGAAGACATCTACTACACGTACGTAACAGGTAATACCTTAGGCGGCGTGTTCCGTGGTCAGAATAACACTACGGCAGCGGCACAAACGGATGGTACTGCGGTCTTTGTGCCTCAACTACCAGCCGTGACTGTCTGGCCTACCCCTGATAACTCAACGCCCTACCAGTTCGTATACTGGAGGCTCAGGCGCGTTCAAGACGCTGGCGCAGGGGTAAATACCGCCGACATGAATTTCCGCTTCCTGCCTTGTTTGGTGGCGGGCTTGGCGTACAACATTGCGGTCAAGGTCCCCGAATTGATGCCCCGAGTAGAAATGCTCAAGATGATGTACAACGAGGCGTTTGAAATTGCCGCTGGCGAAGACAGAGAGAAAGCCGCAGTTCGGTTTGTACCGCGTCAACAGTTTATTGGTAGCACGTAATGGGAAATAGGTTTGCATCCGGCAAAAAAGCGATTGCCATGTGCGACCGCTGTGGCCAGCAATACCTACTTAAAAAGCTTAAAACAGAAGTTATTAAGCAGAGAAAGTATCAGTTGTTGGTTTGCCATGAGTGTTGGGACCCCGACCAGCCTCAATTGATGCTTGGTACATTTCCTGTTGATGATCCACAGGCTTTGCGTAACCCACGCAAGGACACAACGTACGTTACGGCAGGCGTAAACAGTATTGGTAGTTTGACTGGTGGTTCGCGAGACATTCAGTGGGGCTGGAATCCGGTTGGCGGGTCTAGGTTTTTTGATGCGGAATTAACACCAAACTACTTGGTGGCAACGACATTTGTTGGTACAGTTACAGTATCTTAAGGAGCTTAAAATGGCATATACAAAATCAGCCGATGGCATCGCTAAAAAGGGTAAGACTGATGTTCAAGTTTTCCCTACCAGCGGCCCTTCCCAAAAAGAAATGATGGGCGGAAAAGGTAAGGGTAAGGGTAAAACCAACGCCGATATGAAATCAATGGGTCGTAACTTGGCAAAGATTGCCAATCAGAAGCGAGGCTAATCATGGCTACATACAGCAAAAAAATGATGGGTAAAGAAGTTGGCGATGCCAAGGTCTATGCAAAGCCACACACAATGACCGGCAAAGAAGTTAAAGCTTCTGAGAATCCCGGATCTGGCCCTGACCACAGCGATGCCGGAACAGTCAACATGGCGGTAGGTAACGTTTACCGTCGCGCACAACCAGCAGCCAAGACAACTGGTATCAAGATGCGTGGTGCTGGCGCGGCTACTAAAGGCTTTATGTCTAGAGGCCCGATGGCATGAATTACGCCGATCTTGTCACGCAGGTAAGCGATTACTGCGAGAACTCTTTCCCAACTGACAATATGAATACGTTCATTCGTCAGGCGGAGCAGCGCATCTATAACACCGCGCAGCCTGCTAATTTGCGAAAGAACGTGACGGGCGCATTAACCACTGGTAATAAGTATCTTGAGTGTCCCTATGACTTTCTGTCGGTATATAGCCTTGCCGTATACCCATACAACTCTACAACCGCCACAGGAACGGCTGGTCAAAAGACAATTGTAGTGACTAGCACTACAGGCATTGCGGTAGGTCAGCAAGTGACTGGTACAGGTATTGGTACAAATGCACAGGTTAGAAGTATTGCAGGGACTACAATTACATTAACAGTTGCCAATAGTGGTGCTGTATCTGGCGCTGTGGTTTTCCAAGGTGACTATCTGTATTTGCTCAACAAGGACGTTAACTTTATACGTGAAGCGTATCCCTTGTCTGCACAGGTCAGTGAACCCAAACACTACGCAATCTTTGGCCCACGGTCAGACAATGTAAATGAATTGACGTTCATTGTTGGGCCTACTCCAAGTGCCGCATACATTGCAGAGCTTCACTACAACTATTATCCCGAGTCTATTGTTACAGCCGGAACCACTTGGCTGGGTGATAACTTTGATTCTGTATTGTTGTATGGAACTATCTGCGAAGCCTACACCTACATGAAAGGTGAAGCGGATATGGTGGCTCTTGCCCAACAACGTTACGTACAGGCTATTGCTCTGTATAAAAACTTGTCAGATGGCAAGCAACGTGCCGATGCTTATCGTGATGGTCAGGTTAGAGTGGCTGTTTCATGAGTAGTATTGTCCAAACCCAAACAACTAGCTTTAAAACAGAGCTATACACGGGCGTTCACAACTTAGCAACTAACACGCTAAAGATTGCCCTGTACACGGCTGCGGCTGATTTAAACGAGGCAACCACCGTTTACACGACAACCGCAGAGGTAACGGGTGGCGGTTACGTGGCGGGTGGCGTAACGCTTACGGGCGTGACCATTAGCTCTTCTGGGTATACAGCTTTTGTAGACTTTGCTGATGTGGTATTTAACGCTTCAGTAACTGCCCGTTGTGCGTTAATTTACAACGTCACACAAGGTAACAAGTCGATAGCTGTGTTGGACTTCGGGTCTGACAAGACTTCTGCCAATTTCACCATCACAATGCCTGCCAACTCAGCTACGGCGGCTCTTATTAGGAGTTCAAATTGATTATTACAACAACCAAAGGTGACATGGACGAATCATTGCTTGAAAAGCGTGAAGGTTCATTGGATAATGACAACGAAACAACCACATGGGTGGAGTATTGGTTGGACGGCGAATTAGTACATCGTTCTGCTCATGTGGCTTTGAAAAAATCCATGTTAGCGGGTCTTGAAGCAGCATCACTAGGATAAATTATGGCGAATACTCAAAGTATGTGTACCTCCTTCATGGGAGAATTACTAAACGGCGGTCATCAATTTGGCACTATTACGTTGACCAGCAGGGGTAGCTTAACCGCACCCACAAAAGATACGTTTAAGGCGGCTTTGTATTTGGTGGGTGCCACTGTTAACGCATCAACCACTGCTTACAGTGGGAGCAATGAAGTGTCGTCAGCCAACTATTCGGCTGGTGGTGTGGTAATTACCAATGCCAATGTGCCTGTAGCTACCAATGCTTCAGCTACCGCAGGGGTGGCTTATTGGACTCCTTCGGCAAGTATTGTTTACGGGGCCACTGCAAC